ATCATCACCATCATATACCTTTGATGCTGATTCAAACTCTGACTTATCATAGTTGATAAATCCTGCAACCTTACGAACCTTCAACTTGAAGTTTGCACCTTCCCAGAAATCAAATGGATTCACGGGAGTTTCATCTGCAAATTCAGGGTTCATTGCTTCGTTGACCTTATCAAAAATCTTCTTACCATACTTGTAGAGGAAAATCTTACCTTCATTCTGAGGATTCGCAGGGTCGCTAACCACAAGAATGTTGGAGATGTAAGACAAACGACGCTTGCGATTGCGAGCAATGTCCTTATCACTGTCTTGACCACTATTCCAGAGCAGAGTATTCATTTCTGAAACTGGGTCTTTTTCACCAAGGGTAGTGCGAGAATTTTCGATGTACCAGCCCCCAGGACCCTTGAATCCGTGAGTGAAAAGACGCGCCCAAGGAATGTCTTCACCATCACAGGCGGGGAGGAATCGAATCACGGCATAGCCGTTACTGGACTTGTCAAGTTCTGGCTTCCAGAATCGGTCGTCCTTATAAGAGTCCGAACTCTTAGTAGTAAGTTTGTTCATTTCGGAAGTAAGTTTGTCGAAGCCACCTTGTGCCTTCTTCTTCATATCATTGAAACCCATAGTGTTTCTCCTTGTAAAGTGTGTACGTTGTGTACGGGATATTTGATTACTTGTAAAGTATAACCTATTTATTCGATAAAGTCAAATGCTTTCTTGCACTTTTTTCATAAGAATTTTTCGGTGTTTTGTTGTGTCTTTAATCGCCACGAATGGCTCGTAGTTCTGGCACTTTGTTCGAAGTTCATCCCAAAGAAGGTCATCTTCCATATCACGGTCGAACTGTTTCATAAAGCCAAGAATCTTATTCATAATGATGAAACTCTCAATACAAATATCTTCCCTTAATACTAGCCTCATCAGTAGTGGATGTGTTCCTTCTTCTGATACAAATATATCGTCAAAATGCATACCAGAACTTGACATTTCTTTTAGAATTGTATTAATGTCTTCGGTAAAGACCATTGTGAGTGATTGTATTCGGCGTTTCCAATCAATAAAGATTCCTTCCGCCTCATCATCCATCGCCTCTCCAACCCAGAAGTCTCCCCTCGACACAAAATTAGAAACAAGGAATCCAAAGACATCCTTTCCCTGCTTTTTGGCTAATCTATCAAAGAAGAATCGGTCTTTCCTATTTTCATAGACCCTAACTGAAGACTTCGTTTTCCCATTGAACTTAAAGTAGTCATAGGATTTTCTAGTGAAGTGTAGTTTTAAGCCTAAATAAATGCAGAAAGCCTCGTATCCGTTCATAGAGGCAATCTTGCCCCTCGTGGGAGCAGATTGGATTCTTGACCTTCGTTCTCTAGTTTCTCTATAATTGGTTTGGTTAGAAATTTTGCTGCCACCTGTGGTTCAATATTTTTCTCTTCGCATAATCCGAGAACAGCCTCGATATACCCTCCGCCGTTCTTTCTTACGAATTCTTCGACTTGGGCTGCAAAATTATCAGAATCTTCAAAAATCATATCTAAGTTCCTTATGCAATAATGATACCATAATCTGTTGGTGATGCAATAATATTTATACATAATAGGTAAACTAAAATATCTCAAGGAGAGTTTAAACAATGACAATCAACGACCCACAAGCAAATATAGCGGGAACAGACGGAACATATCCTGTTCATACCGCCTATTACCCATCAGTAGAAGGTGCAGGTTTATTACACGGTGGCTCAGGTCACTTCCAGTTAATGGGGTTGGCATTTGATAATGGTGGTAACTCTTGGGCAACCGCAACAGAAGCATCAGGATATCCTGTACGAATTCCTGCGGCTTCTACAATAGGCACCTACATCCAAGATGTGTGGGGATGTATCGGAACTGCTGGCGGTGGTTCTGCTTTTAATGTAGAAATTAAGAGTAATGCAGGACTGACTGTGAATGCAATTATATCCGACCTAATTGTTGGGATTACAATGAACCGAAGTCACGAATCTTCGACTATTGGTGTATATGGTACAGGTGGCACTGCTGTTGGTATGACTGGTTCTGTTTATATTATCAACAACGATTTATATCAACATAATGGACACGCTGTATTTGGTACAGGTGGTTCTTCTGTTGGTGGCGATGTTGGTGTGACTGGACAAGTTAAACTTGATTCGTCTAGTATTATTGGTGTGTTTGGTATGACTGCGTATGGTTCTTCGAAGGGACTTGACCTCGGTGTGACTGGACAAGTTAAAATTGACCCAACTTCAATGATAGGAATTAGTGGTGGCATTACCATTGGAAATATGGTAGACATCGCAGTTAAGATGCCATCAAACGGAGTCATTTCTGGAGCATTCACACCTGGCATTCTGGGAATGTCGCTTGCCGCCCGTGGACTATCAAGCGGAGTTAAAATTACTGCGTTTAGTACAGGTGCAACTACAGACTTTGTGTTTGTTGGTGGACCAACATCTCACGGATTGTCCCTCACTGGATATCCCCTAAGAGAAATGGATTCAATATTCCTCGAAATTGATGATATGAAATATGTTTGCGTATCTTCTGATAATGCAGCCGCTACATTTAGATACATCGCTACCTAATTGATAGTGTAAAGGAAGTATAATGGCCAGACATAGCGTCAGAAAAGGACTTAAGCATATGCTTCACGAAAGTGAAGTTGCAGGTACAACATACGGTATTCCGCACCAAGGAAACATATACACACGAATAACCCCCACAGTAGACGTTTCCATATGTAATCAAAATCCACACAGAAAACTACCAAACTCCAATGCTCTTGTGTCTGGTTATGATAATGCGGGAAATTTTCAGGGAGTAATTCCCGAAGGTAGTACCCACGGTTATTGGACAACCTCTGATATAGCAGATACACTAATACCAGAAGACCACGCTGGTTCTAGTACTGAACGATATGTGTCACGAATTATATTTGTATTTGACTTAAACCAAGCAGGAATTACTGCCGGTGATAAACTAATCGATGCACAATTCAGATTCATTTATTATAAATCAAACACAATTAAAGGTAATGACTCACACAACTGGGACTTTCATAGAATACATCCAGGCACAACTAATGCTGGAATTTCTCACGATATGGTGAATGTCTATGGTAACCAGTTAACACAAAATGCTACTTGGTATGAATTTGACCACAGTGGTACTGGTGTAAGTGGTGCAGGAGAAGGTGTTGGTCAGAGGGGGTTTGAAGGAACCACTGGTCCTACACACGGAGTGAACAGATGGGACAATCAGGGAATGGGATTCACTGGTTCCACTGCTGAACATAGAGGTGACAACTTTGGTGGGACTGGACAGTGGTTAGATTATAGTGATGGACCTGCTGGCTCAAATCAAGATACCACATATTCCACCCCACTATATGCAGAGTTTGAGGCTAGTCGTGCAACTGCAATTGCAGGAGGCGTTGTAAAGATAGACTTTTATAACGCGGTGGAAGATGCAAGAGCAAACTACAACAACTACTTAAGATTTATGATTAAAATAAGAGATGACCAGGATTCGGAAGGTGGGCCTTTGAGGTATCAGTTTATATCAATGCATTCTAGTGAAGCAGACCCTGACAAAAACCTTACAAATGCAGGAGAAGAACCAGATTACGCTCCAAGCATACACATCACATACAGTCGTTAAGAAGATTTACTTCGAGACTCTCTGAGTCTCCTTTGGAATTCTTCATTTACCTGTTTGGTTAGTTCCTTGCCCTCATATGTACCAGAAAGTTTCTTCGTGATTTCTTCACGAAGTTTTTTCTTGGCACCACAACTACTACATCCTTCTTTCTCTTCTACGCCCCCTTGATGCTTGGCTGCAATTTTTTGATTTGCATCAATGACTCTTGGGTCTTTGCCCCAAATTTCCTTAAACCTCTGTGCGTACTCTTCATTCTTGAAGTCAGGTTCGCGTCCTTCGTTGATTCGCAACCACTCAACAACTTCATCCCTTACCTTTGCCTTCACTTCACAAGAGGGACAACCACCACCAGTGGCTTGCTTCGCCAGATTTTCTTCTGTGTTCTTCTGATTCTTCATCCGCTCAGTTTCTTTCTCTGCATCGGACATTTCTGGTCTGATGAGATTTTTATTACTCAACACATCAGCACCAAGAGTCAATTCGATTACCATCTTTCTTTTTTCAGCAAAGTCTTCTGAAATTTTATTTGCTGGCTCATAGTCACTAAATCCAGGCATTCGACGAGGACAGGAAAGATATGGGTGGTCAAGTTTCGTGTATTCTTTTTCTGTTCCATTCAACCAAGTGGTTGCTTTGTCTCCACATCCACACTCGCCGCAATAAAACTTTCCCATCTTTCTATCAGATGCTCGTAAGGCAGGACATACTGGAATGTCATCACCATTACCAAAACAACTAAGAAGGCGAATATCCTTCGTAGTAACATCTACTTTTTTGTCTGTAAGACCCTTTGACCATTTAGCCTTAACGTAATTGGAAATCATACCTAGATTCATTCTTGTTCCTCATAGAAAGTTTTAATGTCGTCGTAGAGTCCCTTGACATAGTTGATTGGTTTCTTAATAAAGATTTGATTGTCCCCGTTTTCACAAGCGACCATAATTACAATGTTCTTAATTTCAATACCAGTCTTCTCTTGAAACATTATAGCATAAGCAGTTGCTTGACGAAAGTAGTTTTCAATCCATTCTTCTTTTTTTGTTTTCGTGCTACCCTTGAAGTCGATGATAGAAAGTTCACCATCAAATTCAGCAACACAATCAACCCTACCAGCCAATCCTACATTCTCCGACCACAAAGGCACTTCCTGTGCATAGATGTTATCGATACGATGTAGTTCTGGCTTTAACTGATTGAACAGTTCTATATTGTGTGGTTGTTTTGCTTTGAATATATCTTCTTTGTTATTGATATAATCTTCGATAATCTGGTGTAGTTCGTTGCCTCTTGTGAGACATCTACG